ATGGGCAAAACCCCGCCATGCAGCCGGGCTGAGCTTGTGCGAAAACTGAAAGGACTCGGTTTTGAAGGCCCTTACCCCGGCGGCTGTTACTCCTACATGAAAAGGGGACGTTACCGGCAGATCATTCCCAATCCACTTGTGTTTTGCAGTGTGATTTTACAGAAAGGGTGAAGAGAATTAAAAAGGGTTGAAGTGCCTTGATCAAGTGGGACGAATGCGCTACTGGAGCGGTTATAATGTGAGACTCCAGGGTTAAATGGGGGTGAAAATGAATTTGAGCAGCTTTTTCTGATTTTGGGCGTTTCCTGCCATTTCTTGCAGCCAAAACGAGAAGGTGAAAAACAATCAAAAATGGTGAGAAAAAGTTAGGAGCTCCTAAACAATGGTGACCTGGAGAGGGGTTCTGAAATGGCTCTTTGATCAAAGAGTGAGTAATTCATGAGCTCGATCCTCCTGAAGTCGCTTGCGAAGGCGGTAGACGGTGACCATGTGGACGCCGCAGGCTTTTGCAATGTCGTCGATGCGGTGGCCGGCCGCAAGCAGCTCAGCAATCTTCCGCCAGGTTGGCGCAAAGCGGGTTTTCAAGCGCCTTCTTTGGGCGTCGGTAGAATGATATTGAATCACTCCGTAGTCACTTAGCCTCTTTCTCCATCTTCCGATGGTGGAAAAACCCTTTCCAAGAGATTTGCCGAGTTCCAGCATGGCAGCGCCCCTTTTGCCCCATCCGAGCTGTTTGATTTCCTGGAGGCGCTCGGCTGCATGGATGAGCTTTTGACGCGGAGGCTGGGCCCGGACAAGCCTTCCGTTCATGAACTCCCAAACCAGGTTTGCCGCCATCACCTTGAATTGAAGAGCTTTGGGCTGATGCGATTCAAAAACGATAAGCTGAAGGCCGATGGGGTCGTAGACTTCGATATCCCTGGTGACCTCGTGGCCACCCTCAACTGCCGTCAATTTGACGGTAGTTGACCAACGCGGATCAGTTATGTGGGGGTTCCGTTCAATAATCTTATCAACAGCCTTTCGTGGGTGATTGTAGCCCAGCCATTGACCGATGGCGCGGCGGGTGAAGTATGGTTTACCGCTGATCCAACACGCTTCCTGAAGTGCAATACCCTGCCAATTAAAGCAAACCAAATTCTGCATGGTCGCATCCTCGATTCAAGCCAAAACTAACGTAGATCAGATTGCCTCGTCGTGCTCTGACCCGCCCTCCTCCTCGTCTTTTCCTAATTCCCTATCCCCGCAACCTTGCTGCAGTTCTTCTACGGCTTGTTTGAGGGTGGTGATGACGATATCCATTTCGCTTAGACGCTGTTCCGATTGAGCCAAACGCCTCTCGGATTCCTTGAGGCGCTGTTCCGAGCGGATGGCATGAGCGAAGTATAGGATGTTACGTTCCAGGGCGTCAGAGGCAAGCGGGTTGCCACTAGAAAGCACCTCCTCTGTGAGAACCAAGTATTCCTTTATTCGTGATTGATGTTTGTCTGAATGTGCCCGTTCAGGTGCCTTGCTGAACATATCGCCGGCACCTGTCAAAAACCACTCTATATTCGCTCCGATTCTCGCTAGCGAGTGAATAATCTTTCTCCCGGGACGCTTCTTGCCTGTTCTAAGGTCCGATAAATAACCGGAAGAGATGTGCAATATAGTAGCTAAATCGTTTTGCGATGGCAGATTTAGGGCGTTTTGGAGGCTATCAAGGCGCTCCCCGAAAGTATTTCTCTCTGTGGCGAATTTTGCTCTTGACATGCTCTCTCTAGCGAAATTACAATCCGATTGGTAACGATAATTGGACACAACGCAGGAGCAGGTTACGTGAGAAGGGCCAACAGGACAAGCATTTTTAAGGTGAGGGCCGCACTTCTTGAGAGGGGGCTGACGCTCCAGGAATTCGCCGACCGGAACGGGTTCAAGTACTGCACCGTGGTCCGGGTCATGAGGCGGCACCTGGGGCAAGAGGGAACCCGGCCCAGGGGCGAGAAGACCCTCAGGATTTTGGGCGCGCTCAAAGGTTACGCCGGTCATAGGCATAGATCTCCATCAAGGGTTGCCGGGGGGCAGTGTAGCGTGGTGTGCGCAGGTTGTGAAGTTTTGGAAACGGGAGAGGTTGTATCCAGCAGGAGCATTAGCCCAGAAGGAGGGGAACAGTGAGACGGAGTAGCTACAATCCCGAGGATTCGGAATCGGCGCGAAGGATCAAGCGCTTCATCAGCGATCAACTGTTCGAGAAGAAGCTCAAGGTAAACGAAGCCGCGGCTAAGGTGAATCTCACCTCGGAACGGCTCTACAAGTACCTGAACGAAGCGGCCACCAACAACAACCTGCCGGCTTATCTCATGCCTATCTGGAACCGCATGATCGGCCCGGAGCTCATGATGCTGATGGCTCACGAATCCGGAGGGGCCTTTGTGGAGCTCCCGGAGCGGCAGCCGGATGCTCGGGATGCGGTGATTGCCGCGGCCAGGGCGATGAGAGAATGCGCCGAGGTGGTGGAGTCTTTCGGCGGGGCCATCGAGGACGGGCATATCACCGTGCGGGAGCTCAGAGACATCAAGAAGGAGATCCGGGATGCGGTGAGCGCCCTGCTCGGTCTGGAGATGGTTGCTGAAGAGATGAATAAATAGGGGGAAGCCATGCTAGAGAATTTGAAAGCCAATACAGTTCGAGCCATCAAGCGCCAATTTCTCGAATCGGTGGCAAAACGCTTCAGATCGATGGAATTAGACCCAAGGCGTTTTGGATCGCCTCGGATTCGAGAACTGATAATTGAACTCAATGCCGAACGATTGGTGGCCTCACTTGAAGCCATTCTCAACAATTCGATAGATGCAACGGTATCAGCAATTGAGCTTCTGTTTTGGGATGAAAAACCTACCCCTGCGGCTCCCATTCCGTTGGGAAGAGAAAGACAGTCACAGCAGAGCCATCCACAAGATGGCTGCACTGGATAATGAAGTTTGCGCTGTCAATGAGTGACTTCATGAGTCTTTTGGGAGCCTTTTCTCTAGTTGAGCACCTAGGGCATGTAATGGTTCCCTCCCCCAAAAAAGCAGGCTGCAGCGGGAGAATCATATGACAGGTGGGGCAGCATAGTCCCGCGCCCTGGAGCAGGAAATCATGAGTGGAGAATTTGTTGGAAAGGGCTTCAGTATCAAATCCAATGAGCAGTGTTTTTTCCAAAGAGAACTCAGTTTGAAATTCAAGATCAAACCGGCGAGACGGTTCAGTAAGACGCATCAGCACGTCATTGGTGATTGGCGGAAGCAGTGTTCCCGTGACGAATTTCCTAAGGCGCTCCTGGAGATGATAACGTTCGGCATTAACCCTGAAAAGGCCACGAAAGAGGTGCCTCGTTTGGGGAATAGTGCGCCAGCACTCAGGACAGCAGAACAAGATACTCATACGGTCCAGTGCCCACAGGTGTCGAGGAAAAAAGACAATGTCAGACATGCGTTGCCTGCAGCAGCGCGGCAAAAGGATCACACCCAACTGCTGGGCCAGCAAATGGTTCATAGGGATTCTCCTCTCCGGGTTGGGTTTGAAAATGCGTGGGATCACATTACAGAGGAGACTCCCTATGGTCAATGAAATGATGAATGTGAATAAGGTCAAAGTGAGGGGGATTTTGGTTGACCACCTATCCCTAAAAAGTCGGCGTTTGGTTGACCACCGGTGGTCAACCGGTGGTCAACCGGTGGTCAACCAAACTAAGCTCATAGTATTCAATAACTTGGCTTATTTGATGTCGCGCTTGGGTGGTCAACCAAAATTGAGGGGAAAAAACGAAAAAGCAAAACTTCTTTCTCAGTAACGATTCTCCAACAAGGAAAATTTGGGATGAAGTCTTCTGATGTTTGGCTCAACCAGTCTGCTGCTGCGAAACTGGAGGGCATATCAAAACAGGCGATATGTAAGCGGGTGAAATCCGGCTGTTACACCCGAGTGTGCCAAGTCAAGGGATCGAAGGGCGGCGGCACTTCCGGCAAAGAATGGCAGATCCATCTTTCTTGCTTATCGGCTCGGGCGCAGGTGGCTTATCTGCGCGAGGCGATGGAGGCTGCGAAGGCTGGAGGGTGCAATGGCATGGATACTGCGCCTGACTCCCCGGTGCCTGTGGAGATCGCCCAGGCCCCGGCAACGGTTTCCATCGAACAGCGGGCGCTGGGGTTACTGGACTACTACCAGGCTGACGAAAAGGCTCGCGACCTGGCCAAGATCAAGAAGGAAATTCTGGACGCCTACGAAAAGGCCACTTCGAGAAAGCGGGGCAAGAGGCCCAACCGGGCCGGAATGACCCAGGAGGAATTCTGCGAACAATTCAATCAGCAGAAAATCCTGTCGCTCTCGGAAGATATCTACCGGCGGGTGAAAAAGATTTCGGTGCCGACGCTCAACCGTTGGAAGCTCAACAATGCATTTCGAGGGCTCGGCGGACTTGTCCGAAAGAGGGTGGAACCCGAAGAGAAGGAATCCCTGTCGCGGGCACTGAACGAGGACCAACAGGATTACATCGTATCGCTCATCCGGGAAAACCCGATCATCCGCCCGGTGAGGGCCTTCGAGTATGTGAAGAACAAATACCGGACCCTCGAAAACATCCGCTCGATGCACCCCGTGGCGGTCTACCGCTTTATGGATCGCTGGAAGGAGGCGCACGAGCAGGAATATCAATACATGCTCGACCCGAGCGCCTGGAAGTCGAGATATCAGCTCGCCCTGGGCGACAAGGCTGAGGCAATCGTACGCTTCTGCCAGAGATGGGAGGCGGATTCCACGCCGGCGGATATCTTCTGTAAAGACGGCCGCCATACCGGGATCGGGACAATCGACATTTTCAGCCGCCTGCCGGTGGTGCTCATCACCGAGACGAGCAAATCCCTCGGGATCGCCGCGGTGATGCGGCGCGGCATGATCGAGCTCGGGATTCCCGAGGAGTTCGTCAAGGATCACGGCCAGGACTACGATTCCGACCACATCAAGGCGGTTTGCCTGGCTTTTGGGATCAAAACCCCCTGGATTCCGATCAGAACCCCAGAAGCAAAGCCCTTCATCGAACGGTTTTGGCGCACCCTGGCGACGGGGCTCTTCGAGGAGCTGCCCGGTTTTTGCGGGCACAACGTGGCCGAGCGCCAGGCGATTCGCAACCGCGAAGCGGCCCGGGACGAATTCATCAAGGCTTTCATGACGCCCGGCGGGACGGTCCAAGTAAACCTCACCCGCGATGAGCTCCAGGCGGTCATCGACAAGTGGATCAAATTCGACTACGCGCAGCGCCCCCATGCCGGCCTGGGGGGAGCTCGCCCGGCAGAACGGCCGGCGCAGTCTCCTGTTCCCGTCCGGCGCATATCGGATGAGCGGGTCCTGGACATTCTCCTTGCGCCGGCCATCGAGCGGACGGTGCAAAAGAAAGGGATCGAGCTCGAACGCGGCCGCTTCATTGCCCTCGAAATGGACATGCACGTCGGCAAGCGGGTGCAATGCCGCCTCGACCTTACCGATGCCGGCCGCATCTATGTGTTCGACCTCAAGAACCGGTACCTTTTCACTGCCGTCGACAAGACGCTTTCAGGCTACACCCCCGTGGAGCTGGCCAAGGCCAGGACCGGCCACGCCCGCAAGATCAAGGCGGCGGTCAATGCCATCAAAAAGGTGGATGAGAGCATCGCAACCAACCCGATGATGGAACGCCTGGATGAGCTGGAGCGGACCGGCGAGAAGGTGACCCCCATCATTCGAACCGAGGAGTACGACCACCCATCGATAGCCCAGGCCAGACGGGCGGTGGCAGACCGGATGAAGATCTGGCGTGAGCTGTCTCCTGAGGAGCAGGCCGAGGGTGTTGCCAGAGCGCTTGCCGGACCGGCCGAACCTGAGGAAACCGACCAAGAGCGCGCCCGGTTCGCCGCCCAGGTCCGCGAGCGGGTTCAACAATCTCGGGAGCTGGAAAACCAGGACCTTTGTCCTCGAAATCGCACGAATAAAACCGATGTCGCGCGAATGAGCTCCGCCGGCCAGGGTGAAGGCGATCCCGCCGGGCGGGTATTTGACGGCAAAAGACCCTTCTTCCGCGACCATATCGATAGATATCGATGGTGTCTTGAAAGGGTGTCGGAGGGGTGGATCCTGGTCGATGAAGATCGGATTTTCATGGCTGATTATGAATCCAAGCTGGACCCTGCGGCCAGACGTTATTGGGAAATCGCAAGAAGAATGAACATCGAGGGGAGGAGCCAGTGAGAGAGGATATTTTCATCAACACTCAAAACTTCATGAGGTTCGAGGCCCTTTGCAACGCCCTGCTCAAGACGGCCCTGGGCCTGGAAATGGCTACCGTTGTGGGCAGCACGGGCCGGGGCAAATCAACCTCCGCGGAGCGGATCATATCGATGAACCCGAACACTGTCCTGGTTCGGTTCCAGGAGCGGTTCACTCATGTCGGGCTGATCCGGGAGATCGGGTTCATGCTGGGGGGAGCCAGACCGAGATCCACGGATCGATGTTTCGAAATCATTCAAAACGAGCTGGCTCACCGGCGCCGGGTGATCCTGGTGGACGAGGCTGACCGAATGAGTCTGAAGCACCTCAACACGCTGCGAGACCTGCATGATGTTCTCAAGGCCCCGATTGTCCTGATCGGCGAGGAATCCATCCTCGCTCTGCTCGAACGGGAGCGGCGCCTGAAGAGCCGCGTGGCGCACGAAATTCGCTTCGAGCCAATCGGTCAGGTGGACATTGCGGCGTTTTATGAGGCGGCGCTAAGTCAGGATATATCCACCAAACATGCCGTTGCCCTGTCACGCCATTCGAGCGGCGACTTCCGGACGGTAGTGAACGACGCCATACAGATCGAGAGAATCATGAAGGCTTCGGGCCTGAAAGCCATATCCGATGAACTCATCAAGGAGATATGCCATGAGAATGGCGGCCCGAGTGCGTGAGTTGATCGGATCGATCAAAAAGGATTTCAGTCCGAAGGAAATCAGTCAGCAGCTCGAATTGCAGGATGGTGGGGCGGTCAGACACGTCCTTCGGGACATGCTCCGGAGGCGAGAAGTTGAACAAATGGGCTACGGCAGATACCGCTTTATCGGCTTCTCTCCTCGGTGGTCGGATCGTGCTGCCGTCAAACCGAGAGTCCATCGGGCAATTCACGTCAAGAAGAGCTTCACGGCGAACGACATTGCCAGGTTGTCCGATGCGACGGTCAATTTCGTCCGCAAAGAGCTGCGCAGCCTGGTGTCAAATGGCGACATTGAGCGCATTGGAACGAAGGCCAACAGCAGGTTCAGCCGGGAGTGGGTCTACCGGGTGTGCCATCCGGATCGTTTTTATCTCAAATTTTGTGCAAGGAAATCGACCGATGATTCGAAGGGAGGGAAAGATGGAAGTCATCGACGGGAAGGGCGAAAAAAGGCCGAAGCCCAATCCGACAATGTTTGAGTATAAGGCGCTGATGACCAAGGTGCATATAGCTGTTCGTGAGCTCGGAATCACCGAGAAGGAATACCTCAATATCCTTGCAAGATCGTTTGGTGTGGGATCTGCCAAGGCACTGTCGAATACGGAATTGAAACAACTGGTCGATATTTTCCGCCGGCTGGGCTGGAGACCGAAGGCCCCGGCTGCCCCGAAGCCTCCGACCCGCGAGCAGATCTTGTGCTGGCAGGAACGGGTGAGGGAAACGGCCGAAAGGCTGGGCGCAGCTTGGGAGAGGCGGATTCGAGTGGTCATCGAGGAGGAATGCGGGGTGCGGGAAGTGGACTGGTGCCATGACATTGCAGCGCTTAAGCGGCTATGCCGGCGGTTGGCTGGTGGTTGGTTGAGGGAGATGAGATGGAGGAGGATATGAAGGACCAGGGCAAGATCTCAAAAAAAGCAGAAGCCAGGAAGAAGGTATCTAGGCTCAGACAGACCGCAGATGAGGTAATGCGAGAACTAGGAGACTGCGCAAAATCTCAAGAGGAGCTGGAACAGCAGTTGCTTGGGCACCCTGAATACTACTGGTCGTCAATGGTTGGGTGCGCAGCGTTCATCTTTGATTACCTGTCAAAGTCTGAGGCTCACAGAGATGTAGTGATCAAAGCCTTGGCTGAACTATTCCAACAGAACAAAAGGATAGTGGCAATGTTCGGTGGCTACCAGATCGAGACTAACAATATACGGGTGCGTCTGGATCTGATTGAGGCAGGATTAAACGAGCTGCGGGGTCTATGGAAATAAACATGCCAAATCGATGCATCAGCAGGAAGCAGATTGGGTTGCTGCATGTGGCTAAGGCGGAGCTTGGTTTGAGCGACGAGGTCTATCGCGAAATGCTCGGATCGGTCGGGGTCTTGTCCTCCGTGCAGCTCACCGGGCCGCAATTCGATGAGGTCATGCGAAGGATGGAAGCCGGCGGGTTCCGGGTAGTGAGGAAGAGAAATCCCCCCCAACCCCCCTTTAATAAAGGGGGGAGAAAGGGGGGATTTAGCAAAGGGGGGCAGCGGTCCGCCCCAGCGCAGGATCGCGCTCCGCTGCTCGGGAAAATCGAGGCGCTCCTGGCGGATATGGGGCTCACCTGGACCTATGCGGACGGTATCGCGCGGCGAATGTGGGGCACGGACCAGGTCGCCTGGTGCAATCCGCGGCAGCTCCGGGCGGTGGTGGCTGCCCTGGTGAAGAGACAGAAGAAGCTGCAGGGTCTGCAGGGGCCTAAAGGGGCGCGGCATGAGATGTGACAAGATGCACGCGACCATTAGGGTCAGCCAGTGTCTGGCGAACCAGGGAGACAGTCACTTTCCTCGGCGTTGGGATAGAGGATATGGCTCCCGCTACCCCGGCTGCAAGGATTGCGAGACCGGGGCCGCGGCCAGGTCCGGAAAACTGGATGATGCGGATGTCGAGGAACTGAAGAGCCGGGTTGTAGGGTCGGGCCGCCATCCGCCCATGCCCGTGGTGTCCACCGAGCCACCCCCTCGATGGACGAGAGGGGTAGCCCTCACCCAGGCCCTCTCCCTGAGGGAGAGGGGTATTGAGGATGAACCGGAAAACCAAGAGGAGGAAACAATGATGGAACACGAATCGAATGTGGCGGAGGAAGGTCTTCCGCCCGTACAGCCCCAACAGGAAACGAAGGTCTGTATCCGCTGTAAGCAGGAGAAGCCCCTGAATCGCTTCATCAGGAAGATGAAGGAATCGGAGGATCGCCGGCCGCATTGCGCGGACTGCGAGAGGGAGTATCAGCGAAAGTATTCCAGGCGGAAGAGAGAGAAGTTGGCTGCACTGGAGAAGACGCTCCATGAGGTCAGGCTGATCGAAGAGCACGCGAAAGCAGGAGCAAGATGCGTTTCACCCCCACAGAATGGAATGCAGGCGGAGCCGGCTCCGGCCAAAGAGATTTCGGCCCCGACCTGCCTCCAGGACGAAGACGATATCCTTGAGAATCAGCTCCTCCTGGACTTCTCATGTTACCCGGAGGTGCTCAAGGAAATCAAGAGGCTGGCTCATCATTTGGAGCGGCCTCCGGAAGTCCAGGCCAGATATATGCTCAAGCACTTGATGCTCGATCTTGGCGGCAGGCGCCCTGGAGACATCGAGCCGATGATACTGGCCTATGAGGCCCAAGAGCCCTTGTTGTTTGGAGATTGGCCCCCATCGGACAATGGAGACCGGCAATGATCCTGGTCTGCCCGGGTTGTGGAACGACGGCCAGTGCCGTGGTGTGGCAGAGGGATGTGTTTGCCAGGCAAACGCAGCCCCTCCTGCTAAAGGTGCCTTGTGCCTTGCAGCCGTACATACTCGAATACCTTACGCTCTTTCGCAAGGACGGCAACCCGCTTCAGTGGCGGCGGGCGATGAAGCTTCTGACGGTCTTCCTGGACCTGGTGGGCTCCGGGCGAGTCTCGTGGGAACACAGCGAGCAGCGCCCGGCTCCCCCGGAGCTCTGGGCTCAGGCCGTCGATGCGGTGCTCGACCGGTCGCCGCGCGGGCTCACGAATCACAATTACCTGCGCCACACGGCATTCGATATGGCTGCCGGCCTGGCGGGAAGAGCTGAGCGGGCAGCGGAAGCGGCCAGGGTTTACCGGGCATCATCGGATGAGCAGGCGGGGATATCGCGGCAGGATGCCGCTCCTACGATGGGAGAGGAACCGGTTTCCGAAGAGGAACGGGCTGCAGTGACACAAGCTTTGCGCGATTTCACGCGGAAATTTGGTTCTTAGGCGATAGGCGATAGGCCATAGGCTATGGGTGACACAAGTTTTGCGCGATCTTGCGCGGGAATTTGGAGGATGACATGCTGAACAGCTTTTTTCGTCTGTTGGATTTTATCGGTTTGAAAGCCCTGAGGCGAGTGTTTGAGCCGGACTGCAGGCAGATTTCGAACGAAGCCCTGGCCAACTGCCGGGAGATATTCACCGATGAGCGCCTCGAATACCTGGCGGATCGCTACTGCCGCCAGGGCGTTCGCTGCTGGACCGGGGTGCCCTTTCACAAGTACCTGCTCTACCCGCACGAATTCGACATGATGGTGTCCAGGATCAGTGCCTACGACCACATCCTGGCTATCGAAGCGATGGAGCGGGGCAAACGGCTTGTGGTGTCGACAGTCAATTAAATGCGTGATGAGCCGCAAAAGAGGCATTCCTCTTGCGTTTCTTGTGCCTCTTTGCGGCCTGGGAGAGGCAGGCGATGGATTTAAGACGCAGGATTGATGCGGTTCTGAAACACGGCAAGCTGGATCGGGATGAAAAGATTGTGCTGGAGGAGCTGGTGACCCAGGGCTATGCCTCGAACGGTCTGCCCATCGGGCGGGCCGGCGCGATCCCCGCGCGCGAGCTCGCGGCGAAGCTGCCGATGGTGGTCGAGAGCGGTGGATGGCAGCCGGCGGGCGATCCGCCGACCGCCAGGAAGACCTCCAGGAAGCGCTCCGACGATGCGCGGGAGCGGGAGCTGCGGCGAGTCATCAACCGCCTGATCATCAAGCACGGGATCCCGATCATGTGTGAAGCCGGGCCAGGCGGGGGATACTACCTGCCGGCCTTCGATACCGAGGTCGAGGACAACCACGCCCGCTTCCGTCAGCGGGCCATGACCGGGCTCATGAAGGCGACCAGGTCGCGGAGATCCGCATATGCCGACGCGGTGATCCAGCTCACCTTCGGGTTCGACGGCCCGGAAGGGGATTCGGTTCGCGAGCGCCTCGGGCTGCCGAAGCGAAGCGACACCTCCCCGCCCGCCTGGGTGCAGGTGGTAACGAAGCTGCTCGATAGGGTCAAGGGGGATCCCGAGCGCTACGCGGACCAGATCCGGGCCATCCAGGACCAGTATGGAGACATCTTTGTGCCGCGCTATAAGGTCCGCGAGCTGAAGGAGGAGCTGGGCAAGGTGCAGAAGATGCTGGGGGAATTGGCGTAGGGGCGGTGGATAGTGATTAGTGGCTAGTGGCCGGTGGGCCGCGAGGCATGTGAGGTGCAAGCATGGATATTGGGAAGATAGCTTACGATGCCTATTGCGATCAGGTGGGGTGGGTGAGTCCTGTCACAAAGTCAGCATTGCCGGAATATGAAAAGACGCCGGGGGATGTCCAGACGGCATGGCTTGCGGCCGCAATGGCTGTCAAGAACTATTGGATACCGGTGGGGGAACGTATGCCGGAGAGTGGCGTAATAGTGCTCGCGGTCTACAGAAACCGACTCGGAAACTGGCGGCGGATTCGCGCTTACTGGTGTAAGGCAAAGAGCGTAGAGGCCTGCGAATGCTGGGACATAGCCGTCTACGACGATGAGACCGGTACCTACTACGACCCGGAAGGGTGGTATGAGGCGCTCGACAATTGGGATGAATATAGCGGTGTAGCGGTTGTCGAAGGCCAGGTGACGCACTGGATGCCGCTTCCTGAGCCGCCGGGCTATGGGGCTGTGTAGGGGGGATAAAATGGCAAAGGGTTGGAAGATTGCGAGTCGAGACAATGCCGATTGCACCATTTGCGATTTCCGCAGGGCGGTCAGCAATAGGGCCTTCAGGGGCCCCAAGATACCGGACGGACCCGGCAAGTGCACACGGCCGGGCGGGTTATGCGAAGCCAAGGAACGGAGCCTGGCGGCGGGGAGGAGTCCACATGACGATATCAAATGACTGGATGGCCTTCCGTGAAGAAGACGGACCCGTTCGAAAGCTTTCCAGGCATTTCCGCGAAAGGTGGATCGAGCGAATGGGGGCCGCCACAACCGTCGAGAACCTCAACCGGATGTGCCGGGCCGGGGTGAGGATCAGGTACCAGCAGGACCTGCTCAAGCCGGTTCGATCCGGGTTGAAGAAGCCCTATGTGATCCTGGCCGAATACTGGCTCTGTGCTCAAAGCGCGATAATCTTTGTGGATGAGCGGAATGGCGTGGCCGTTACCCTCATCACGCCCAAGAGCTCACAGGACAAGTATTCTTACGAACGTGAAGGCAGAGGCCGGCGCACCAACAGCCGGGAGCGTTGCAGATACAATGAGCAAATTCACCCATAGCCTATGGCCCATAGCCTATGGCCTAGTTTTTACTTGACAGCCTGCCCGGAATCTGCTCTCCTGATGGGGTCAAAAACTAACGAGCGGGATTGCCCCCGTCAGCGGCTTTTTTTTATTGGCCGAACACAATTTCCTGGAGACTCCCCATATCGCGAGGTACGGGGGCGCCGCTCGTTAGGCGTTGACAGGTCTCCAGGATTTCTTGTTGATATGGGGCGTCTTCGGGCAGTCAAAACTTAACGAGGAGCAATGCCATGAAAGACATCCTTCCCTTCCAGTACAAGAATCACGAGGTGCGGGTCTATCGGGATGCGGAAAGCAATCCCTGGTGGGTTGCCAAGGACGTCTGTGACGTCCTTGGGCACCTTAATCACAGAGATGTCGTAACCAGGTTAGATGATGATGAAAGGGGGGTAGAAAGGATCTACACCCCCGGTGGTCCACAGGACATGATCGTCATCAACGAATCCGGGTTTTATAACTTGGTGCTCCGGTCCAACAAGAGGGAGGCAAAGCCCTTCCAGAAATGGGTTACCAGTGAAGTGCTGCCTACCATTCGAAAGACCGGGACGTATTCGATGCCCGGCGCGGACATTCAATACGCCTCCTATGCGAACCTGCAGAGGGAGAGGGCCTTCCACTATTCCAGGGAGAACGAGCTCAAGGACCAGTTGATTGCCTCCAGGGATATGATGCTCAAGGAAAAGGATGCGGTTTTGTCAGCCAAAGACGAACTGCTGGCCGCGAAGAATGAGAACATCGAGCTGCTCAAGACCAATTACGCGCTCCTGGAGAAGAAAAAGCAGCCCCAGCCGGTCGGGAAGAAGCGGCGCAGACAGCACCCCATGACCGCATTGGAACGAGAAACCATTGTAAACCTCAAGCGCCAGGGGTATCGCAATTACAGGATCTCCAAAATGGTGGACAGAGACGCGGCTTCCGTTCGCAGGGTCCTGGCCGAGGAAGGCTTCCCGCCCGAGGGGGTGTACTATCCGCGGAAAGGGCCGGCAACCGTTTTGAACCTGTGCCAGCCGGATGTGAGCCCTTCGACACCGCAGGACGAACGGGTCGAGGAGGTGCCTCATGACTGATAACCTCAAGCTGAAAGTTGTCCCGATCAAGCCTGGTCGAGGTGTGCCGAAGGACGCCGTGCCCTGCAAGGAGGCCGTGAGCCGATTGTTGACCGAGGCGATGGAGGAATCGGGCGTCAGCCGGCCGATGCAGCAGCGGCTGGAATTCATCGAACGGCTGGTGTTCGGATTCCGCAAGGACCTGGACAGGCTGCAAACCGCCCTCGACCTCACCGAGGTCCGACTGAACAAATCCATCCGCCTGGGCAAGGTCCTGGCCGAGAAGGCGGGCATACCGGATTGAGATCCCCCCTCACCCTGCCCTCTCCCCCGACGGGAGAGGGTGGAGTGCCCACCAAAACGGGCGGGGATAAACCCCGCCCCTACCGAGGGGAGAGGGTTGGGACCGCCTACTTTTCGCTTGGATAGAGAGCAGAATATGGTATCATCCCAATATACGGATGGGTGCGATTAGCCGGATGGTAACGGAACACCCTGGAGGGTGGATGGCATGTTTTTAGAAGAGCTGGAGTTCTTCAAAACCAATCAGGAAGAGCTTGTCCGAAAGCACCGCGGGAAGATCCTGGTGATCAAAGGGCAAACCATACTTGGAGCATATCCGGATATTTGGGCTGCCTACACGGAAGCTCAAAAGGAACATCCGCTCGGCACCTTCATGATACAACCCTGTGAGCCGGGGCCACAAGCATACACGGTGACGATCTCATCCACTAAACTGACGGGCTACCAGGCAGAATGAAGGGTCAGCCCAATTTCCATGCCTTCACGGTGAAATACGACCGCTTGTGTCCCAGAATAATCACCCGGGTCCAAGTATTCCAGGCTTTTGATCCGACCAAGCCACCCCAACTCCAGCCGCCCCATTGCGAAACGATGGCCTTGTGGGATACCGGAGCAACCAGAAGTGTCATCACCAAAGCCACTGCGGATGCCTTGGGCCTGGTGCCCATCGGAGCTGCGACAGTCAATCACGCGGGCGGCAGCAGTCAAGCCAACACCTATCTGGCCAACTTCATTCTGCCAAACAAAGTCGGCGTGGCAGGAGTACTTGTTACAGAATGCCCGAATATCGCCGGTGACTTTGGCGCGATCATCGGGATGGACATCATTACGAAGGGAGATCTCTCCATTACGAACGTCAAAGGTCAAACGTGGATGACCTTCAGGACGCCTTCCATCCGAACTATCGATTATGTTGTTGATGCGAATAGAATCAAATTCGCCGGGGTTGGCAGGAATGATTCTTGCCCGTGCGGAAAGAAAGACCCCTCCGGGAGGCGCCTGAAATTCAAGAAATGTTGTGGTGCTGCCCACCTGTAAAAAAATCCTTGACACCTGGTTTTCCGTAAATAGGATGTATAGTTGTAATTGGGCGACGGAATAAAGCCCCTGCTCTCGAACTTGAAAATTTAAGCCGCATGCAAGCGTGGCCTTTGAGCCCGGCCGATCTATTGTCCCCGTATGGGGGTGAGACAATCGGCCGGGCTTTTTTTATGCCGGGGAGTCGCCCGGAGTTCCATAAGCGCTTGTAAAGTAAGGGGAAACTCATTCCGCCCCCCGGCGAGAAAGGAAGACGCGATGGCTTACAAAGTTACTCAACTGCGAGCGCTGATCGAGCGAGTTCTCAGAGAGATCAATCTTTATTCGGAAGCGGCGGTCAACCTGCTGCTTGGGACGGCCGCGCAGGAAAGCGCGTTTGGATCTTATCTCAGGCAGGTGAGTGGACCTGCTCTCGGGGCATTCCAGATGGAGCGGCTCACCTTCGATGACCTGGTGCAGCGTTACGGGGCTGTTGTGCCCGAAATCCGGACATTCCGTTTCGAACAGCTGGAATGGGACCTTCGGGCTTCGATCATCATGGCGAGAGTCAAATACTGGTCGATTCCGCGGCCGCTGCCGCCTGCGGATAATGTTCGTGCCCTGGCCGATTACTGGAAGCAGTTCTACAACACCCCGAAGGGCGCCGGCACGGTGGATGAGTTCATCGGAGCGTGGAAGAAGTGGGTGGTGATTAGTGGCTAATAGGGGCGGACTGCTGCCTGCCCATAGCCTGGAGCCCATAGCCTATAGCCTGGATAAAGGAGAGAAACATGAGAGGCAAGAAGCGATTTCTGTTTGCGGTGTCGGCTTTGTTGCTGGCTTTGTCGGCGTGTTCAACGATCGAAACCTACCAGTCCGGGGCCGGGCCGGGAGATCTGGCCGTTGCCGGCTGCCATGATCTTCAGATGACATCCACCGTTGCCTCGGCTTCGATTCCCTGGCTCAAGATGTATTTCCCGAACCAGGAGAAGCGGATCGCCGAGGAGGTGGAGCCACTTTTAAGCGAGGTCGATCTGGGTATATCCGCCTACTGCGAGGCGGCGAGCCTGGTGCACGACAGCCAGGGCCTAAGCGATCTGCTCGCGAAGCGCGAAGAGATCGCAAGCCTGATCGGGCGGGTTCAGGAGCTGATAGCCGCAGTGAAAGGGTAAGGAGTGCCGTATGGATTCAAAACCGGTATGGCAAAGCAAGATCAACTGGGTGCAGTTCTTGATGGCAATCACCGCGGTGCTTTGCGATCCGCAGCTCGGGAACGTGGTTCCGGTCGAGTATCTGCCGAAGATTGTCTGGGCGTCCAATGCCGCGACTTTCTTTCTGCGGACCTTTTTCAGCGGGGCATCGGTGAGCCTGCCCGGTTCCCGATCCGGTCGTCAGCCCGAAGGGGTTGAAATGCCCCTGGATGACGTCAATGGAAGGAAAGACTGATGGACCATTCGGTCGTGGCAGCGATGCTCAACATCTTGTCGAGGTTCGAGACGGGGACTCTGTCCGCGCTCATCGGCCTTATGATCCTGTCCCCCTTCGGCGTGATCTGTCTGATCGTCTTCTTCTGGGTTGCGGCCGAGAAGCGAAGGGCTGCCGATGAGCAACGCTATGCGGAGCTTCTCCGCGCCTACCGCGAGGATACCAAGAGTATCCTCGATGCCTACGGCAAGGACATCCAGGAGCTGGCCAACTATTACAAGACCAACGTCGAGCTGGTCGTTTCCTGGAAGCGAATCGCAGAAAACTTTCAGGATATGGTTGTCTTGAATACCCAAACCATGCAGCGCCTGGCGGACCTGATCAGCGCAAGTATCTGGCCCTCCAGGCCTCTGGGATGAATCAGGAGAAGAAATGTCTCAGTACGCCATGCGCAAAGGCCAGCTCAAGGAAGCCGAGCTCGAATTGATGGCCCTGGAGCTGAAAATCAAGCAGCAGCTCAAAGATCTCGTCATCCTGGCCGACCCTCTCCAGGACCCCAAAGCCATCAAGGGGCAGCTGCTGGCCATGACGGCCGTCCAGATCGCTGCGGATCACGTCAAGCATACGCAGATCCTCAAGCGAATCGATGAGCTCAAGATGGAACTCGGGATGGAGGGGTAGTCGATGAACCATCGGGAGCTCATACTGACCGCCTGCAAGAAGGCCAAGTTCGGGTTTCTGAAGCTACCCGAAGAGCTCCAGGACGATATCATCGACGGCCTGGACGGACAGACCCTAACCCTGGAAGCCGCCAGGGACCTGGTCAAGGCTCGGGGGTACTCGATCAGCCATGTGGCTATCGCCAAGTATTACCGGGCGGTTCGGACGGAACGCAGGCTTCAGGATGCCAACCAGGAGCTCTCCCGCATCATCGAGGAGTTCGGCAAGAAGTCATACGAGGAAGGCCTCGACAGCCTTGTCAACTTGGTAGTGGCCCTGGCCGCGACCGGCTTGGCGGACGGCACGGTCGGAATCAAGGATATCGACCTGGGCAAGCTCCTGGCTGCGCTCAACAAGGGACGGCAGGGCGTGAAGGCCGAAGCGCAAAACGCGGGAGATTCCGACAAAACCGAAGGATGCTGGGCGACCGTTCGAGAGAAACCGAAGGGGCTCTCTCTTGATGCCGCGAACGAAATTAGGCGCTCGATACTGGGGATTAAATGATCTCTGAAGGCAAAAACATTTGGCACGGCGTGAATTCCGCCGAAGTTCCTCCCGTGCTGCTAGGCTATCAGCAGCGTTGGATAGAGGACAAGGCTGAAGTCAAAGTCTGCGAAAAGTCTCGCCGGATCGGCCTCACCTGGGCCGAGGCTGCCGACGACGTTCTGCTGGCGGCAACAGCGGGCCGGGACGGCATGGACGTTCTGTACATCTCCTACAATTACGACATGACCCGAGAGTACATCGACACCTGCGCTTTTTGGGCCAGGGAATATAGCAAAGCCGCCGGAGAGATCGAGGAATTCCTTTTCGAGGAGGAAGACCCGGACGGCACGAAACGCGCCATCAAAGCCTACCGGATCCCTTTTGCCTCCGGCTATGAAATCGTGGCACTCTCGTCGAGACCGAAGACCCTTCGTGGGCGCCAGGGGAGGCTCATTATTGACGAAGGCGCATTCGTGGATGACCTCGGCGAGCTCCGTAAGGCTGCAATGGCATTCCTCATGTGGGGAGGCCAGGTGGTTATTATCTCCACGCATAATGGGGATGACAACGACTTCAATCAGATGATCGAGAGCGTTCGGGCCGGCAGAGAGCCCTACTCTCTGCACCGGATCACATTGGATGATGCTCTTGAAGACGGGCTCTATCAACGCATATGCCTGGTCCGTGGCAAGGAGTGGTCGCCCGATGCGGAAGCCCAGTGGCGCAGCAAGCTGATCAAGCAATACGGCGATGACGCCGACGAGGAACTCTTCTGCATTCCGTCTCGGTCCGGAGGGTCGTATCTGCCCATTACATTGATCAAGTCATGCATGGAGCCGGGCATTCCGGTTGTGTCCTGGACGCCTCCGAAGATTCAGCGCAACGGGAAGGGTTTTGTAGACTGGCCGGATCGCGAACGGTTCGACGAATGCCAGGGGTGGATCGAGGAAGAGGTGCTGCCGCTGCTCAGGCTGCTCGATCCGAACACGAACCACCGCTTCGGTTTCGATTTCGCCCGTGACATCGATCTGAGCATCTTCTGGCCCTTCGAGGAAGTCACAGCTCTCAACCATCGGGTCCCTTTCGCCATCGAGCTGCACGACGTGCCCTTCCGCCAGCAGGAGCAGGTCCTCTTCTTCATCTGCGATCGGCTGCCGAGATTTCGGGGTGGGGCGATGGACGCACGGGGCAACGGCCAGTACCTGGCCGAGGTTGCCAGGCAGAGATACGGTGAAAACCGCATCCACGAAATCATGCTCACCCAGAGCTTCTACCGCGAGAATTTCCCGCGATACAAGGCCGCCTACGAGGATAAGGTGATTTCCGTTCCGGACAGCCCAGACGTCCTGGACGATCACCGGGCGGTCAAGAAGGTCAAGGGCGTGCCGTGCATTCCGGACACCGAGCGGAGGCAGGGCACAGACAAGTCCAGGGGTAAGCGGCACGGGGATTCGGCCGTGGCTGGGCTGCTAGGCTGGTACGCGGTGAACAACCTCGACGGCGGCCCGGTGGAATACGAAAGTGCCGGCAAGCGGCGCTTCAGCGAAGTCAAGGGAGCATATTGAACATCAGGCTATAGGCAAGAGCAGGCGATAGGCCATAGGCGATGGGCAATAGGAAAACCGAGCCCATAGCCTGTAGCCTATAGCCTAGAGCCTACGAAAGGTTTTGGATGGCGGTTTTGTACGATCAATTCGGGCGAGAAATTCCGGCGCGCGACACACGGCGGCCGGAAACCCGCGAGCTGGCTGTGGCCCAGATCCGTGACCGGTGGAGCGGCTACCCGTCGAACGGGCTCACTCCCCAGCGGCTGGCGCGCATCTTCCGCGAAGCCGACGCCGGTGATGTGTTGCGCCAGGCGGAGCTCTTCGAAGAGATCGAGGAAAAAGACCCCCACATTGCCAGTCAGTTCCAGATCCGAAAACTCGCCGTGCAGGGCCTTGACTATGAAATCCTGCCCGCCGTTGAGGACGATGCACGGGCCAGGGAGATCGCCGACTTCTGCCGTGAGGTCATAGGCGGCATCGGAGATTGGGATGAAGTCCTTCTCGATATGCTGGATGCCCTGCCCAAGGGCTACAGTATGCTGGAAATCCTGTGGGACATCTCCGGAGGCACCATCCTCCCGAGCGATATCAAGTGGATCCATCCAAAAAAGATCACCTTCTGGAATTCGCTTACCCCGCGCATCCTGACCGAGGACAACCAGGTCGAAGGCATCGACCCGCCCCCCTTCAAATTCATCTATCATCGCCACAAGGCGAGATCCGGATACGACACCAGGGCCGGAATCCTCCGTGTCTGCGCCTGGATGTACATGTTCAAAAACTATGCGGTCAAGGACTGGATCACCTTCTGTGAAGTCTTCGGCATGCCGCTTCGGGTCGGGAAATATCAGCCGGGCGCCAATTCGGAAGACAAGATAGCTCTGCTGACCGCCATCCAGTCACTGGGGAGCGATGCCGCCGGAATTATCAGCGCCAACACGGAAATCGAATTCATCGAAGCCCAGAAAACCAGCACGCTCAATATCTTCGAGAGCATGACCACCTTCTGTGATCACCAAGTCAGCAAGGCCATCCTCGGCCAGACACTCAGCAGCGAAGCCGGAGGAATAAAGGGCCAGGGGTCCTATGCCCTCGGCCAAGTCCATGCCGAGGTTCGCCAGGACCTGGTTGAAGCCGACGCAAAAGCCCTCTCCAAGACCATCACGCAGCAGCTTCTGCGCCCCCTGGTGGGCTTCAACTTCGGATGGGATGTGCCCGTACCGCGCTTCAGGCTGCTCTCTGAACCACCGGAAGATCTCAAGCAACACTCGGATATCTACAAGACCCTGTGTGAGATTGGCTTCCAGGTATCGCAGGAGCATATCTCCGAGCGGTTCAAAATCCCCATGCCGCAGCCGGATGAGACGCCGATGACCCCCCTGGCCCCCACGGCTGGTAGGGATGGACCGCCGTCCGCCCCAACACCGGAAAAGGCGAAACGGGTCGTTGCCGGGCAAAATTCAGCCCCACAATTCGACCCCGATCAACAGGTCATCGAGGGGATAGCGGATGGATTGCCCGCCGGGGATGGGGTGGATATCTCCGGCCAAATCGCCGCAATCGTCATGCGGGCAGAATCCTATGAAGACATGCTGACCGAGATCTATGCATCGTTCAAGGACCTTGATTCGCACACCTTTGCCGAGCTCATGCGACGGGCCGTCTTCGCCGCGGATCTCTGGGGTGATTACACGGCCAGGCGGAGGCGGCGCATATGACGATCGACGTCAAACCGTTGCCATTCGATGAAGCCATCCGCTTCTTTCAGGAGAAAGGCATGCAGATATCGCCCGATTCCTATCGCGATGTATGGGCCGCGGCTCATGTGCAGGCCTTCACTGTGGCACGGGTCACACAAATGGACGTGCTGGAGGATATCCGCAAGGCAGTGGATACAGCGGTCAAGGACGGCACCCCGCTGAACCAGTTCAAGAAGGACCTGATTCCGCTCCTGGAGCGGCGCGGCTGGTTTTCCCCGAAGGGGGAAGACGCCGAAATCAAGATGCCGGACGGCACGACCCGCAAACGCCTCACTCCCTGGCGCCTGGACAACATCTACCGCACCAACCTGCAGTCCGCCTACCACGCGGGCCGCTACCGGCAGATGCTGGAAAACGCTCCCAATCGCCCCTGGTGGATGTACGATGCCGTGAACGACTCGCGCACCCGCCCGTCCCACGCGGCGATGGACGGCAAGGTATACCGCTTCGATCACCCCATCTGGGACAGCTGGCACCCGCCTGTAGGATACCGTTGCCGGTGCACGCTTCGCTCGCTTTCCGACCAGGACATGAAGCGAACGGGCAAGCGCGAATCCATCTCCCCGCCGTTGGCCAAACCCGACCCCGGATTCGACTACAACCCAGGCATGGTCAAATGGAAACCGGACCTGAATAAGTACACCCCGGAAGCCTATCGCATCCTGGATGCCGCCAACCTGGGAGTCCCGACCAATACGACACAGCTTGGCGAATTGATGACCCGTGCCCGCGACGGCATGAAGCAGACCGGCATGCTCGCCTCCGATGCGCCGCTGACCATCAAGATCGAGACCAACCCCGGGAACAACGGCAGCGCCAACTACCGGACCGGCGAGATCAATCTCAAACGGGACTGGCTGAACGCCGTCAACAACAGTCTGAAAGCCGGCAAGGTGTCCACCCAGGAGGAAATGAACGCCTTTAAAACCCTGACCCATGAATTCGGGCACCACCTGGGCAACGAGCTCCAGTTTCCGGCATACCAAGTGGATAAAAGTTATCGCTATCTCGCCCAGACCGTCAACGACGTCTGGGCCAGGCATAAGACGCCCAACTTCATTGGCATGTTTGGCCTGCGTTATGAGCGGGCTCAAGCAACCCAACTGGTTGCATACCATCCTACCGGCTACCAGGTCTACGTCGAGCGGTTTCGTTCCATCCTTCGAGCCGCCGGCATATCAGAAGCCGAAGAGGTGAACCTGGTCACCAGGCTGAATCTTTCGGTGGATTCAATGGATTACTCAGATGAAATGTGGAAGGTTTTGAAGGAGAAGAAGCCGTCATTGCCGGCGGCGGGTAGTTTTGGGGACTGTCTGAGAGACGAAAGTCTTTATGATCTGCTGATGGATGAATTGAATGGCTGAAAAAGCGGGTACTTACGCAGGGGGTTGGATGCACCGGCAGGTCTTGTCGAACAGGATTTCATGCTCTATGTTTTCACGCAGAGATGGAATCGTCAGATCATCCAGGAGCGCTTCCGCTTCCTCGAATCGGCTGTCATTGCTGAGCGCAGAGATCCGCTCCGCAAGCCGAACGTTTTCGGCAGCATCCGCAAAACCCTTACTCTCATACCATTTGATGGTTCGTTCGTCATACATAGCAAGGCAAGCATATGCGCAATCGCTCTAAAAAGTCAAGAGGATAAGCGATGCCTGGGGCGACCATTACAATCAGCATCCATGATGAAGAGCTCAGGACGTTTCTCAAACAACTGGGCGAACGGCTCGGCGACCTGACCCCACTCATGCGCAATATCGGTGAAATCCTCAAGGAGCGGGCCATGCAGAGCTTCGCTTCCGGCGAAAGCCCCGAGGGCAGGACATGGAAGCCTTCGAGGCGTGCCCGTCTCCAGCGCGGCAAGACCTTGATCGATACCGCCGTGCTGCGCAATTCGATCCACGTTCAGCCCGGTCCGCGGTCGGTCAAAGTCGGCACGCCGATCCAGTATGCTGGAACGCATCAATTTGGGGCGAAAAAGGGCTCATTCGGTACGGTGACGGCTCACATAAGGGCACACCAGAGAAAATCAAGGAAGGGCACCAGGTACAGCGTCAGGAGGCATACCAGGCGGGTTGCCCTGCCCTGGGGTGACATTCCGCCCCGGCCTTTCCTGGGCGTTGCCTCCGAGGACTGGAACGATATCCATGACGCCATTGCCAGGTACGCCATGAAAGGGCGGTAAATGAAGAAGAACAACGACCAATCCGAAAACCGACCACAGGCAGGAAACCTGTGCCACCTGGGCTTCATCGCCGCCATGCCGGGCATGGAAAATCAGGCCTCGGCGCCGGCGGATATCCCCACGGCCTTCCAGGTGTTTCCCTACGGCGAGGTGCACCTACAGGGCGAGAGGCCCATCTACGTGGATGATGCCGCCATGAACCTGGTCATGCAACGCTTCGAAGCCCGAGGCATCGACATGGTAATCGACTACGAGCACCAGACCGAAGGCGGCCAATACGCCTCGCCGGACGGCAAGGCGCCGGCCGCAGGCTGGGTCAAGAGCCTCGAAAACCGCGGGGTAGACGGCCTGTGGGCCAATGTCGAATGGACCGAAGCCGCCAGGGAGCTGCTTGCCAAACGAGAATATCGCTACTATTCGCCGGTCTTTTTTGTCTCGAAAGAAGGGCGACGCCTGGTCGAGTTGCTGCGCCTGGCGCTCACCAACGCCCCCCGTCTCGATTGGATCCGGCCGATTGTGGCCAACAACACCAACCTAACACAGTGGGGCAGGCCTTCCAGCCTGCCGGACAGGAGTCAAGACATGAATTTGCTCATTTTAGTTGCAAAACAACTCGGCCTTCCGGAAACCAGCACGCAGGAAGAGATCATGGCAAAGCTCGCCGATCTGAATGGGGCATCGGTGCCCATCGCCTGCAAGGAAGCCCTCGATGCCCTGGGCCTGTCCGAAACGGCTTCCAAGAGCGAGCTGGTGGCGACCATCCACGCCCTCAAGCAGCGCCCGGACTACTCGCAGGAAATCGCGGGCCTCAAGGAGAAGCTGGTCGCCCGAGATCGCGACGAACTGGTAGCCTCGGCACTCAAGGCCGGCAAGATCACCCCGGCCCAGAAGGAATGGGCGGACGCTTACGCCCTGAGCGATCCGGAAGGCTTCAGGGTCTTCCTGGCCAAGGCACCGCAGGTGGTACCGACAGGCACAATCGACCTGGCCGCAGCCCCCAAACCCAAAGGCGATGTCCCCGACGACGTACAGCTCCAGATCAACAAGCTGTGCGGCGTCGATGAGGAAACCTGGAAGAAATACAATAATTAGGCGATAGGCTCTAGGCTCTAGGCCATTGGTTTTGCTTTTCCTATAGCCTATCGCCCATTGCCCATAGCCTGAAAAGGAGTTTGAGATGGCATTATCCGCTGATCGCAAGGCCCCGTACAAGGAAGGAGTGGAGCTGCCCATGCCGGTGGGAGCCGCTAAAACCATTTACGCCGGCAGCCTGGTCAACCTCGATGGCACCACGCGGGCCGCCGAAGCCGCAAGTGATGCCACCGGAAAGGTCTTCGCCGGTGTCGCCACGCAGGCCGCCGACAACGCAGCCGGATCGGAAGGAGACCTGGATGTTATCCTTCGCCGCCGCGGGGTTTTCCTGTTTAACATCTACACCAGCGTTACCCAGGACGACGTCGGGAAGTCGGTTTTCATCAAGGATGACCAGACCGTTGCCCTGTCCGCCAGTGTCACCTATTCGATCTACTGCGGTTTCATCGCCGCTATCGAGTCATCGACCCAGGTCTGGGTGGATATTTTCCCCGCCCTGCTCCAGACGGATGTGGCCGTGCACATCGCCGACACATCCGCCGCTCACGCCGCGAGCGCAATCTCTATCGCCGATGCCGGGAACCACACCGCTACAGCCCAGGTCGAAGCGGCGCTCCAGGAGATCTATGCCAGCCTGCTGACCGCCAAGGGCATCACCCCGATCCCCATGCCGACCATTACCGACGCCGGGGTCGCCCTGGCCGCATTCAGTGACGGCGCCAGCCCGACACCCGGTTTTTGCGTAACGGCGAAGGGCCTCGGCATTCGCTGGAATAACCACGCAACTCCAGGAGCCGTGGGGACCAAGGTGATTGTCCCCCCCGATGCCGATGTCACCGCCAACATGGTGCTGCACATTCTGGCGGCCAAGACCGGGGCGACGGTGGGCGACGCTACCAAGTTCACGGTAGTGGCCTATAACAACGATGTCGGCGCGGCGTATGACGCCGATTCCGATTTCGGAGGGGACACCGGGGCCATGACTGGAGACGCCACGGCCAAGACGGTCCAGGAAGTGACCCTGACCCTGGCCCTGGCCAACCTGACGGCTTATCCGGCGGCGATGGAGCTGACGCTCAAGCCAAAGGATGGCACCCTCGGCACGGATGACGTCATCATGCTGGCGGCCTGGATCGAATACCAGAAGAAACTGCTAACGGCGTAAAGGCAGGCTATAGACAACAACAGGCAATAGGCAATGGGCGATAGGCAATAGGGAAACCGAGCCTAGAGCCTATAGCCTAGAGCCTAGAGCCTAGAAAAAAGGAGTTTTGAAATGATCATCAATCAATCGAATCTGAGCGGGATCTACAAGAGCTTCAGCACTGTTTTCAACCAGGCCTTCGACGGGGCACCCTCCCAATGGCCGATTGTGGCCATGCAGGCGCCCAGCGCCGGCCGGTCGGTGGATTACAAGTGGCTCGGCGATTTCCCCATGATGCAGGAATGGGTCGGAGATCGCGTGATCAAGGACCTTTCCGCCTTCAAGTACGAAATCACCAACAAGAGCTACGAAGCGACCGTGGAAGTGGACCGGGACGACATCGAGGACGATCAGATCGGCGTCTATACTCCGATGATCCAGGGCCTCGGAGCCGCCGCCCGGCAGCACCCGGATCTCCTGGTTTTCGCACTGCTCAAGGCCGGCTTCGACACCACCTGCTACGACGGACAGTACTTTTTCGACGACGACCACACGGTTGCCGGCGCATCGGTTTCCAACGACGGCGGGGGTTCAAGCACTCCCTGGTATCTCCTCGATCTATCGAGGCCCTTGAAGCCCATCATTCTCCAGGTTCGAAAGCGCCCTGAGTTTGTGGCGATGGATCGACCCGACGACGAAAACGTGTTTATGAGGAAGAAATTCCGCTACGGGGTCGATGACCGCAAGAACGTCGGGTATGGACTCTGGCAGCTCGCGTACGGCAGCAAAAGCACGCTCAACACGACCAACTACGCCGCCGCCCGCGCTGCCATGATGAGCTTCACCAACGACAACCTGGTGCCCCTGGGCATCACGCCGACGCACCTGGTGGTACCCCCCACCCTGGAGGCCTCCGCCAGGGCGGTCGTGGAAGCCCAGTTCGATGCGACCGGGGCCAGCAACGTCTGGTACCGCACGGCTCAGCTGGTTGTGGTGCCCTGGCTGGCATAAGGGCAAGAACAGGCGATAGGCAACAACAGGCTATAGGCAATGGGCGATAGGCAATAGGAAAACCGGGCCCATAGCCTAGAGCCTGTAGCCCATAGCCTAGAGCCTATCGCCTCCCACAGGGGGTCTTTATGATCAAGATCAAATCGAAACGACCCGGCTTCCGGCGCTGCGGCATGGCCCATCCGGCCGAATGGACGGAATACCCCGATGACCGTTTCAGTGCCGGCGAGCTGGCCAGGCTCGAAGCCGAGCCAATGCTGACTGTTGTGCGGGCGGTTCGCGAAGATCCGCCGGCTTCGGCGCCCGACGTAGGAGCGGCTTCCAGCCGCGATGTGGCCAGGAAGCGGAGGCGATCCGCATCATGAACTATTGCACCCTGAATGATCTCAAGGAATGCGCCGAGGAAAGCGACCTCATTGAATTGACGGATGAGACGGGGCAAGGCGTTATCGAGGAGGACAAGACCGATGCCGCCATTGCATGGGCCGGCGAGCTCATCGATGGCTATCTGCGCGGTCCCTACAATCTGCCTCTCGATCCAGTTCCTGGGATTCTCAAGCCGTTGGCGGTCGAACTGAGCATCTATCGGCTCTACCGGCTCAAAATGAAATTGTCGGTTCCCGAGCCGATCCGTGAGAGCTACGAAAGCTCAGTCAAAATGCTCGAAGCGATCCGGAAGGGCAACATCAATTTGGGGACCCTCGCCGATGAGACCGACAGCCGGGTGCCCTCGACGACACCCGTCTCGATTTCATCTCCCGGAGACCGGGTTTTCACGCGCGAAACCCTGAAGGGTTATTGATATGGCCGACCTGACCTTTTCCGACATCGAAGAAGCCATTGTAACCAGGCTGACCACGAGCCTGGCCGATGCGGCCCGCCGCGTCGATGTGCAGCGCGGTGTGAGCGGTATTCCGCAACCGGCTGTTTATGCCTCCGTCGATGCGGGGGAATTTATGAAGGTGAGCCAATCGACCTATAAGGTCCAATTGAAGATCTACGTGGACATCATCTTCAAGCATTTATCGAGCGAGCTCGAACGGCGCAAGGGCATCTTTCTCATTCTCAAATCGATCATTCTGTCTCTGATGCTCCAGGATCTCGATTTGAACATCTCCCCGCTGCGCCCCAAATCATTCAGCAACACAACAACGGATGAACTGGGTGAGAAGGGGCTCATCTCGTTTTCGCTGGAGCTCGAAACCGGCATGACCATGACCCGTGTCGACGATGAAGTCACGGTCGATCTGCTCCGGGTCGGGCTCAACTACTACCTGCAGCCCGATGATGATGTGGTGGACGCCAGCGATTTACTGACGCTCCAGGGGGATTAGGCCGATGCAAAGAGACTGGGACAAGGAGAAGTGAAAATGAAAGTCATATCAGCCCCCGGCACACGGTGCCCAAAAGAGAAGAAGCCCAGGGTGTACATTACGGACAGTGCGCCCCAGGAAGTTCCTGAAACCATCTATTACAGGCGCCTGTTGGCCGACGGTTCGTTGACCGTTGTTCAGCCGGAACCTGTGGCGCAGGCGAGCCGCAAAGCTATGCCCAAACCTGTCAAGGAGGATTGATGATGGCATCAACCAACATCAGTTTCGACCAGATCCCGGCGACGATCAGGAAGCCGGGGAAGTATTTTGAGTTCAACACAAGGTTGGCTGTAAGGACGCTGCCCGCCAATATCCAGAGGGTGCTGCTGATCGGTCAGCGGCTCGGCGCCAGGATCGATCCGGCTACCTGGCAGGGCGGGACACTGAACGATTGCATATCCGGGGGGACTTACACCGGATTGGCTACCACCAACTTCCAGATCAAAATCTCGACGGCAGCCGCAACCGACAAGTTCAAGTGGTCCGATGATGGGGGCGCCACCTGGTCAGCCGAGGTGAGTGTGACCGGATCGGCTCAAACATTACAGGACGGTGTGACGGTGACCTTTGGAGCAACAACGGGGCACGCTTTGGATGACCAGTGGAATTTTACGGCATGGCCGGAGCCGACGGTGGCAAAGGAGGTTCCGACACGGGTCTTCTCCGACGACGAAGCTGCTGTCTATTTCGGCTATGGCTCGATGGTGCATCTCATGGCGAGGGCTGCAATCAATGCGTATGCCTACCTGGATCTGAGCATCTGCGCGGTGGACGACGCGTCAGGCGGCCCGGTGGCAGCCTCCGGGACGGTTACAATTGCCGGAACAGCCACCGCTTCGGGCAGTGTTACGCTCTATATCGGCAACGTGGATATCGAGGTCGGCATCGAGTCCGGAGACACGGCGGCGGAGATCGCGACGGCGCTCAATCTGGAGATCGCCAAGTACGCGGACCTGCCGCTTACGGCCAAAGTGGCGGCCGGGGTCATTACGGTTACGGCCAAGAACAAGGGCACAATCGGCAACCAGATCAATCTGAGCGCAGAGAATACCGCCCTGGGCGTAACCGCTACAGTGGTCGCTATGGCTAGCGGAACCGTAGATCCGGATATCGGCGACGCCCTCACCGCCATCTATCCGGAAGATTACACCATTATTGTTTGCCCGTTCAACGATGCGACCACGCTCGGCGACCTGGTGGACCACCTGGACAGTGTGTCCGGACCATTGGAGCAGCGCGGGGCGGTCGGGGTGTTCGCCACGACGGGTACGCTTGCCGCTGCGACCACACTGGCCGGGCAGATCAATTCCGGGCGGGTTATTGGGCCGTTTCTGCGGGGGACCCGGAGCATCTCCTATGAGGTGGCCTCAGCCTTCGCGGGGGTCATGGCTTCCGAGGAAGACCCGGCCAGACCGCTCAACACCCTGGAGCTCAAGAAGATCCATGCGCCGGCTATTGCGGACAGGCTGTCCCGAACCGAGCAGGAATCATTGCTCTACAACGGCGTAACCCCGCTGGAGGTTGGCCCTGGAGAGAAAGTGCAGATCGTGCGTGCGATCACGACCTACATCCATAACCCGGAGGGCGTGGACGATATATCCCTCCTCGATGTGACCACCATTAGGACGCTGGATTATGTCCGAGCGGCCTGCCGCACCCGGATTGTATTGCGTTTCCCCAGGGAGAAGCTCTCCACGAAGACCCCGGACAAGGTGCGGGCGGAGCTGATGGATGTCCTGAAGAGCCTCGAAGCGTTGGAGATTGTCGAAGAGGTGGACGCTAATGCAGACGGCCTTATTGTCGAACGGGATCTCCAGGACCCTAACCGGCTGGATGCCAAGATACCGGTCGATGTGGTCAACGGGCTGCATGTGTTCGCGGGGCGGATTGATCTGCTGTTATAGGCAAGAGCAGGCGATAGGCGATGGGCGATAGGAAAAGCAAAACCCATAGCCCATAGCCCATAGCCCATAGCCTAGAGCCTAGAGCCTAAAAACAAGGAGTTTCAAATGTCTGATTACGTATCCAGGGTACTGCTCGAAATAAACGGGGTGTCCGTCGAGGATTTCAACAGCGTGGAAGAGCAGGATTTCGAGCTGGCGAAGCCGGTGAACCTCATGAATAAGACGGGGCACATTGCCATGCTGCCGCGCTATGGAGTCAGTGTGGATTATATCATCCCGTCGGATTCGACCCCCTTCGACTTCACGGCTGTCATCGGCGGAGTGCTCACCATCGACCACCAGAACAACCGACGGGTGATCTACGTCGGGGTCCGCACAACCAAGATAGGCAAGGTGACCTACGACGGCGAGAAGGAAGCGACCCAGACGATTGAATTCAGCGCCGAAGACCGGCTGGTGCTGTAGGCAGGCCATAGGCAAGAGCAGGCGATAGGCAATGGGCCATAGGCGATAGGAAAAGCAAAACCCATAGCCCATAGCCCATAGCCTAGAGCCCATAGCCTATCGCCTGAGAAAAAGGAGCATTTGTGGCTGTTATGACTGAGAAAGGGACCCTGCCGGACGGCGTGGAATATGGCGGGGAGATCCTTAGAGAATACGAGGTTCGGGAACAGATGGTCCGGGACGTGGTGGGAGTCTTTGACGATCCGGTTCGGGCTGCCCGGGCGGTGAAGAACGACCTGTTCTATTCGACATGCATCCTGGCCGCCCGGCTCACTATCTCCGGACTGCCCGGCGACCGGGTTACGCCAGACCTCATCCTGGACCTGTCGAAAGACGATTACGAGGAGCTCCTGAGCGCATGTGCGAGGCTGCAAGACCGGCGGAGACTGTTTCGAATCGAAGCTGGAACCTCACCGAATGGTTCAACTGGCAATGATGAAGCTCGGCTTCAGTCGTGACGAGGCGGAGGGGATGAGCTTGCCTGACGCGATGGCCTATCTGGATGCTTATGCTGCAATGAATAAGCCCCCGGGCGGGAAGAAACGATACGTTGTAAGGCGATAACAGGCGATAGGCAACAACGGGCGATAGGCCATAGGCGATGGGCGATAGGAAAAGCAAAACCCATAGCCCATAGCCTACAGCCCATAGCCTAAAAAACGAGTTTGTCGATGTCCAAGACTTTGCGGGTAGCCTTAGAATTCACCGGGAATGCAGCCGGGGTCAAACGAACACTTAATGAAGTAAAGGGTTCAGTCTTCAGGTGGTCTCATGCGGTCAAGGGTGAATTCCGGGGGCTCGCCGCATCGGTCGGGTCGCTCCAGGGGACGATTGCATCTCTTGGGCTCTCTGTCGGGGCGGTAGCCCTGGCTGCGGAATCCGCCAGGCTCGATAAATCCATGACGCAAATCGGGCAGACGGCGGGGGCATCTTCGGCGAAGGTCGAAGCGCTGCGCACCGATCTTTTCCGGATGGGCAGGCAAACTGGGCAATCGGTCGACCAGCTCAAAGAAGGCTTCGATGCCCTGGTTCAGTCCGGGCTCAGTATGGAAGAAGCCAAACAGACCCTCGAAGGCATCAACGTCGCAATGGCTGTAACCGGCGCGCAGGCTCAAATCCTCTCATCCGGGTTGACTGTAGCCGCAACGGCCTTTCAATTCAATCTGGCCAAACCCGGCCAGGCACTGGCTCTTCTGGATCGGATGACCGTAGCGGGCAGGCTCGGTAATGCCGAATTACAGAACCTGTCCGATATCTTTGCTAGAGTCGGCGTCAACGCCAAATCAGCCGGGTTGAATTTTGACAAGACCCTCGCCCTGATCGAAACGCTCTCGATGGTAGAACGGCAGCCGGAGCGCCTTGGGACCCTGGTGGATTCGACCCTGCGGCTTTTCACCAATGTGAAGTACATGGAGAAGGCACAGAAAGCGACCGGAGTCAGGTTCTTCGATAAGAAGGGGGCGCGGCGGGATGTTCTGGACATCCTTGAGGACCTGAAAAAGAAATTCAAAAAGCTTAAGACCGAACAGAAGCAATCCAGCTTTATCGGCGAGGCGTTCGGTGAGATGGATACCGAAACCCGGAAAGGGCTCATGACCCTTTTCGGTGGCGATATGCTCTCCAAAGCCCGAGGGTTTACCCGTGAGATCAATGAAGCTGGGGGCACATTGGAGCGTGATTTGCCTCAGGCGGTCGCCAATGCGGTGGACCAGACCGGACGGCTCAAAAACGCCCTTCGGGAAGCCGCGGACAGCTTCGCGAGACCCATCAACGATGCCGTTCAGAAGCTTATTCAATACGGGCTCAACAAGAAAACGGAAGGTGGCCTGGAGCTCTCCGGAGGCGAGATCATCGGCGGCAGTGCTGCAGCGGTCCTGGGAGCGGCGCTCGCCATGCGCTATGGCACAAAGGCCATCGGTTCCGTGGCCGGAAAGCTCTTGAAAAGCGGCGGGGCGACCGCCCTGGGCGTGGCTGAAGGGAAAGTCGTAGAAGCGGTAACGGGCGTTGCGCCGGTCTTTGTCACCAACTGGCCGGATGGGGGCATCGGCGGAGGAATCGCTGGGAAAGCCCCGCTGCCGGTAACAGCTGGAGGAACGTCAGCCCTTGCCCAACTCGGGTTGGCCGGCGCGGCCGGGGCTGGTGTGGCAGGATTCGCGCTGGGCGCCAGAGAAATCGGCCAGTGGCTGGGCAGGCGGGAGCTCAACCTGTGGTCGGAAGAGAAGCTGGGGACGATTCGAGCCCAACAAATGGTGATGGGCGGAGGCCCCGATTCGTTTCAGATCAAGGCCATCGATGAGGAGCTCAGACGTCGTGCGACAATCGACACAGGCCCTATCGAGACCGTATTGCAGCAGGAAAACGAAAAGCTGGCACGGGCCATTAAAGACATCAAAAACGAGATCCGGCTCAACATTCGCATTGACCAGGCCGGGCGAGTAACAACGACCACCAATGATCTGAACACAACCACCGAAATCAACCTGAACCGGGGCGGATTCTGATGCTGGCTGAACTGGCAACCTCGATTTACAAACGGCTCTACAATGCCGAACTCGACGGGATCTTCCTGGAGATAGAGACTATCGAAGACGGCTTCGAGAAGGCCATTGCCCAGTACGAGTTTCCGTACAAGGACGGGGCGCTGCTTGAAGACATGGGGCAGAAGGCGCGACAGATCCGGATTCGCTGCTACTTTTGGGACGATTTCGCATTCCATAATACCTATGACGCCCACCAGGCGCTTCTCGATCACCTGCACTCGCACGAGTATTTTGAGCTGGTGCATCCGCAATACGGACCGATCAAGGGGTGTGTGCAGTCGGTCTCCGTAAGGCATGACGATTCCATCCGGGCGGCCGAGGTGGATGTCACCTTCATCGAGACCCTGACCGACGAGGATTCCGAGGACGGGCAGCCCTACGAGAATGTCGAATCCGCAACCGAAGAGTCCTATTCGGACTCGATCAATGCCGGGATGGACTCAGCCGAAAGCGATATGGAGGCCTGGGCCTGA